CTCGCTGCTATTAAACTGCGAACCCACCATGAGGTCAACAATGGTGTTGTCCTTGGCCGCTATCGTCTGCCCAGCCGTCGTGAGCTTGGCCTCGTAAGCGTCCGAAATGGACTTTTTCACAGCCTCAATATCAACCTTTCCTTTTTCCTTAAGCTTGGCGATGCCCTCTGCTCCACCGAGTTCCTCGATGGTTTTGAATGCTGCTGCTACCTCTTCCGCCGTGACGTTGCCGTGTTTGCTCATGGAACCCGTCAACTCATCGATCTTGAGGCGTCGCTGTCTTGACTCCTCATTGACGATGGCAATCGTCTTGCGCATCTGATCAACGTCGTAAGCAATTTCCTTATTGTCGACGTCATCGATGTATACCGGTTTTCCATCCTGTACTACCACGTGTCCGTTTGCATCCAACTTTAATTTGAGCGCCATCTTGGCCCCCTTCCTAATATTCGGTCATCCGACCGGTGTTGTCTCAACAGCTCTTGAATGATAGCTCATTCTACCACAAAGAGAACCCCTTGTCAAGATACTTTTACAGAATGTGTTTGCTCCTAAGTTCCTCCAACGTTAACGTTCTGCCCTTGTCATTCACGAAATTTTCGATCGATACACCTCCCTCCAAGAATGCCTTGGCTCGCGTCGTGCCAAGTACATCTTCCGCGTACTGTGGGTTTTGCTTTAACCATTCGGGATATATTAACTTGTCCGGGACGTAGCCGTTCATCGAGGCCCGCGTGCCGGGGCTCAGCTCCTTCATGTTGATGCCCATGGACTCCCATGACTTTATCACAGGTACGATTATGGACCGGCAATTGACGTGCGCCGGGGGCCGAGGACCGGAGTCTAATGGAAACCGCTTTCCATCCAGAGACTGACAGATTATCGTGGTCCGGTTATCAAGTGTGGCCACCCACATAACCGAGTCTACGATGTCACTATTCGTGTTGTATACGAGCTGGGCCGTTTCGTTGCTGACATGATTTACGACCGTACGTACCATGGCCTCAGCGCCGCGCCGGTCCTTCTCTATCAGGCCGTCAGTGAACCTGTTGGCCGGGGTCCCGATGAGGCGCTTGGTGATGTCTCGTATGGGTTCGCCCTCGACCATACCCATACGGATGGCCTGCCTTATCGTCTTTTCCTTCGCCCCGGCTAGGGCGGAGAATATTTCCTCAAGTAGGAGCTTTCCGTCCGGGCCTACCGCGATCGGCGTATCAGATACTATGGCCTTTAGCTGGGTAGCGGACAGACCCGCAGTCGAAATGTTGACGAAGTTGCCTACGGCGTTGTCAAGGACGCCGACGACCCTATCCTTTTCAAACTGCGCAAATTCGACCATCTGTGCCTTGACTTCATCAGAGGCCTGAGCATAGGCATCGTAGATGGTGTTTCGAACTTCAACCAACAACACATCAAGCCGCTTAGTGGTCCAATATCCCTCGCGATGGGCCGCGATCTCGTCATTAATCTTATTTACAAGATCACGGTCTACAGCGGCCAATAGGGATAATACATCTTTCACCACCTTGTTCCCGTATTTTACGATGTCTATACGGGCTCGGATCTCAGACTTGAGTATGTCGTCGTTGAGGGTCATTACTAAGCATTACCTTCTACTGGATGACCGGGAGCTCCGGGCGGTATCGTGGTACTTGCGGGCTTCTTGGGGGCGGTAGGTATGACGATCGGCGTTTCCTGATCAATAAGCGCCTGATCTGCTTCGGCGTCATACTCTTCCGCGATGATACCACGCCGCTTCATTTCTTTTATATATGCGATGCGGCTGATGTCCCCGCGTCCGCGTGCCTGTGACAACTCCTGCAGCCCCGCCGCGTCCGTGAGAGAGTACGGGTCGTCACATTCGATCGTGACTCCACCATATTCAGTACCCGCAAGGTCCATCCACTTTGCCATAAACCAGAAGCACGTCGAAATGCCGTCCGCGATGTTCTCCACCACGGTCTTCATGACGCTCTGTGCCTCAGCCGTGTCTATAGACCGGGCCGTTGCCGTCTGCGTGCCGGGCTTGTCCTGCAGCACGGGCTCCAAGGCCAATACGGACATCTTATCCTCGATGGATTGTAGGTCCTGTACGCCTGACCGAATGGCTGAGCCACCGTGTTCTACATATTTTAGGTCGGAGCCCACGGGTCCCTTCAAGAGACGGTTGGGGCCGACCTCGACCTTGCCTTGGTCCTCATCGAGGCCGGTCCCGAACAACAGAGGCACCCGCGCTACATGCACGATGTGTCTCTGATCGCTTGAAGACTGCCAGTGGGCCACGTTCATGTGGGCCAGATCATCCAACGGCGGCTTGGCTTCCATGAAGTCCGTACGCCGGGTATATAACGTGATGAGCGGTATCGCGTCCTTGAGCGTCGTCTCACCGCCATCAAACTTCGCCCATTCGGTCTTGCCGCCCTCGACGGCCTTTTCACGCCACGTCTCCCATGACCCCGGCCTCAGCACGCGTATCTGGATGATTTCCTTTTCATCCCACTGTCCGTCCGGGACCGTCACGTGCTCCACGATGCGGACCATCATGAGCTTGTCGATGCCGTTGACGCGGTCCACCTTCCATCCGATGATGCGCTCGGACTTGATATGGACCATATAAGGCCGGACTCCGAGGGCCTTTTCATCGGCCACGGACATCGGTATTTTCTGGTTCCCGCCCACGACCGGGTGATCGACGAGGATGTGGGTCAGGCCAACCGTCATGGCATCCTCGACGCAGTCCTTAATGAACACGTCAAGATTCCTGCCCTGTAGATCGACGTCATCAAGCAAATCTGCGATTTGTTTCGGTGTCTTTTCCTTGACCTTTGCACCCTTCGCCAGCATCTTTCCGGCTAGGTTCCGGACCGCGTGGGAGAACGCGTTATATAGTACCGTGCGCTCCAAACGGTTCTGGTATGCCTCATCGGACTCCAGAGGCTCCTGAGGCAGGTACTTCTTACCGGCCTTCCGCATGGCACGGGTCCCGCCGATCAGGGTCCGGGGCAGCTGAGCATGTTCAAACATCTCCTTAGCCTTATCAGAAGGGGTGGAGACGTTCTTTTCATAAGGCTGTCCAGCCGTTGGTACCGCCGCCCGTACGGTAGTCGTAATTACTTTTACATCCTCTACCGGTGCCCCAGCAACGTCCGTCATACTCTAACCTCCTGATGGCCAAACTTCGGCACTTTCCTGTAAACTTCATAGCGGGTCTCATCGCCCGCATGGTCTTCTGAGTCGGTATCTACATCATCCTGCTTGATCGGGTCCCTTGGAAGGACAGGTACCGTACGTATCCAATCAATACACGTATTGAACACGAACAGGCCCGGCTTTTCCATCGGAGTCTTTTTCGGGCCTAGGACCTTGCCTTCCTTCATTTCCAAGGACGCTGCCAACATGTTTCTGATGCACTCCCAGCCGTTTACACGGCTTCCGGGTCCCTTGTCAGCGGCCTTGAACTTTACCTTGAGCAATTCCGCGATGCTGTTCTGCTGTCCGGTGGACTTGTCAAATATGCTGGCATCGGCAGGACCCGGCATCACGGGCTGTGAGATCATTTTCTGTTTCCTTAAGGCGATCTCGCGTTCCCTTATACCCGCTCCTATCTCGTCCGCGAGCATGTTCAGGCCCTGATTGGGCTGTACGTTGTCGCCTTTCTTACACCCATACCATTCGTAAATACGTATTCGGGTCCCTGCGGGTGGGCAAAAGTTCCTTATAGACCCATCAGGGTTCTTGATGCGGGCAGCGGTACCGTCCGTGACAGCCCACCAACCCACCGAAAATGGCTTGGACGAGCCCCAATCGAAGGCCCGCTCCACTCGCCAAGATGCCGGGACCGCGAAAGGCATCAGGACATGTACTTCGGACACCCACAAGTCCGACAGAATGCCGCCAGCCGCAATGTTCCAGTCCCCGTCGAGCCAAGCTTTCCTTTTAGACTCGTCCGTTTCCTGCTGGAGGTTAGCTACGTACTCCGGGTCGGCGGCCAAGAGCTTCTTATTTTCTTTCCAATGCCCGTGAATATAGCATCGGACCAGCTCAATTTTCTCGCCAGTTACCGGATTAATGACCGTGTCCTTGATCGGGGTCTCAGGCATGGCACGGTCGATGAACCGGCGCTTAACGGCATGGTGTCCAATTCCCCACGGGTTCGCGGTAGCCCTCACCATACGCGGCATGCGCGGGTCGTCGTGGCTCGACCGGTTACAGGAGAACATGGCCAGATAGATTCCGAGGTCCGGCCAGTTCGTCAGCTCTTCCCAACCAATCCAAGGATACTCGTGTCCATGGTAGTTCCAATAGTCGTCGGGCTTCTTGGCATAGCTGAAATACAGCATTTCTCCGTCCGGGAACTTCCAGTAGTAGTCGGACTCGTTAAATTTTGCGGTAGGGAACACCTGATGGAACCACTTGCGGCTTTTGGCCACCACATCCTTAAGCTGCGGGAACGATTCCCGAAACAGGATACCGCGCCAAGCAGCACCGAAGCCCATACCCACGAATTGGGCATAGGACATAAGGAGCCCATCAGTCTTTCCCGGCCCACGGGTCCCTTCGTAAAGGACTTCCCTATATGGACAGGTCAAGAAACGCGTCTGAGAACCGGCCTGCGGTTCCCAGATCACTTTGGGCTCAGGTTTAATTATGGTTGGGGTCGCCAGCAAGTTGGGGAGTATCCTTTTCCCATTGTTCGGCGGATTGTGTGGTGGGAACTCTCAACACACCGCCAACAATGACATCCTTGCGCTCGGTCGCGCCGCCCGTCATGAGGGAGTACGTCTTGATCAAGCGCTCGATATCAGCCACGTCGAATGCCCGGATGCGTGCACCTTTGACCGTTATCCCGTCTTTATGCATCTTCATGGCGTCTTCCAGCATCAGCCTGATCATGGACACGACCTGAACCTTGGTCTGCTTGAGCCGATCACCAAGCTCGCGCTCCATGGCGTCTGTAATGAACGCGTCCCGGACGAGGACCTTGTCCTTCCAATGAAATGTGGAGCCCCAAAGAGTCACCGTTCGTTCATGTAGACCCAAGGCTTGGGCTACTCTGACATACGAGCGCTTGTCCCCCATGGCATAGTATAGCTCAAAGGCCTCTTTATGACTTTTTCCTTCCTTGACCACTTTACCCGGCATAGTGTTTTCTCCTTGTACACGCATCGTACCACTTTGAAGACCCCTTGTCAAGATACTGGAACCTGTATCAGATCGGGGACAAGGTTCTGGTAAAGGTCTTGGTAAAGATTCGGGACCGGGTCCGGAGTCGTCGTGATGAGAAGGGCCCGCCCCCGCTCGCGGGTCCCTTTCGCGGCCTGTGCCCCCTCCCCGGTCCCGGACCCGGTCCCCTGTCTAGCTACGGTTCAGGACCGGGTCCGGGACAAGGACCGCAGAAAGGGCCACGGAAGCGCAGCAAAGGCACCGCGTAGCGGCTGTGACACCGTAGCAAAGGGGGGGGAGTCCTTGTGCAAAAAACAACAGAGACGAGGGGCAACAAACAACAACAGTAACAACAGAACGCGTCCCTCGCTGCTTTCCTCGCTTTCGTTTGTTGCCTCGTGTGGTGGGCAGTTTCCCGTCCGACCCCCCGTCGACCCCCTACGGGTTCGGGACCGGAGCCACAGCGTGTTGCAGTCGTCCCGTCGACATGGGGTCGACCCATCGACCCTATCAGGGATACGGACAAGGCACGGGAAAGAGCCGAGAACCGGTATCGAGGCCGCGTGCTCGAGCGATTCCGGACCCGGTCCCGAACCTGTACCTCTTCCCTTTCGCAAACCTGCAAACACCTTTCGCAAACCTGCGAATTGAGCCCTTGCCCGGTCCTGTGCCTCGTCCTTGTCCCGTGGCCGCTTCGCCCTTCCTGTCCTTGTCCCGTGCCTTTGCTTGTTGATTTCCTGCGCTCCCGTGATGCCTTTCCCGTGCGGGGATGCCTTCCTTGTCCTTGTTCTGAGAGTTGCACGTTCGCGCAACTGCGAAAGCGCGGGCCTCTTTCCGTGCCCTTTCCGGGTGCCTTTCCTTTTGTTGCCCCTGCGCCTTGCCGTCTTCGCGTTTTTCCTTTGCCTTTCCTTTGCCTTTTCTTTTTGCGCGTCCTCTTGTCGGCGTTTGCCCGTCTGGTGGTCTTCCTTGCCCCTCTTCTTTGTTGTCGGTCTTCTTTACACACGAGAGTTGCGCAACCGTGCAACAACACAACGGGTGGGGCCTCTGTGCCTTTCCTATACAGCGGGTTGTGGGGTCGGACTTGCAACGTAAAGCCCTCCGACACCAAGTGTCGGCCCTCTTTACAGTGACGCGTCTTGTCACTACCACCGGTTGTAGTGCTGGCTCTACCACTACTACCCGTTGTGGTTTGGCCCTGTCCTCGTTCTGGCACACGGCTTGCAACGTAAAGGGTGAGTACGTAGCGCGGGGACCGGGCACCGAACGACCGAAACAGACCCGGTCCCAGCAGATAGAGGAGACACGAACCATGAAGACCACAGAGACAGCAGGCAGGACGGCAGAGGCACAGGCAAGGACGGCAGCGGCTTTGACACCGGAGAAGCTCGCGGCACAGACAGCCAAGCGGCAGGCCAAAAAGGCGAAGGCAGCAGAGAAGGCAGCGAAGGCAGCAGAGAAGGCGGCAGCTAAGGCGGCCAAGACCGGGACGGAAGAGGACAAGGCAGCGGCCAAGGCAGCCAAGGCCGAGCTCCGCGCAGCAGAGAAGGCAGGACGGGACGCAGCCCGCGCAGATGCCAAAGCGGCCAAGGCGGCAGAGAAAGAGCAGGCCAAGATCGAAGCAGAGGCGGCCAAAGAGCAGGGCAGAATCGAGCTTTCGAAGGCGGCAGCCGTCGCGACAGGCCACAGTACGTACGACCGCTCAAGACAGGCGCTCGCGGCCATGCGCATCAAGACGAACCCCACGACCACCAAGACCGAGCTTGCCGCGTTCCTGCTCGAAAGACCGGAAGAGTGGCTGTCCGCTTTGGGGCAGGAGCTCACCGACGAGCTGGCCACCGTCGCGGCATCTGGCACGGGCAAGACTCTTTCAGAGAGAATGATCGACGTCCGCAAAGCCAAGATCGCGAAGCTCGAAGCCGAGATCGCAGAGCTGGCCGCCACGCTGACCGAGCCCAACGGCGAGGCACCGGAGGCGTAGCCAATACGGGGGAGAGGGTTCGTGTCCCTCTCCTCTCTTTTCTCCAGCCCATACTGTGGGCTTAGGAAAGGAGCCAGAACCCATGCTGAGACACGAACCGACACACGCGATGCATCAGGCAGCGGCAAGCGCCAAGGCAACAGCCCGAATGAGGGAAGCGGCCAAGGTACGGGGACAGGCGGCCATCGCCAAGGAACAGGTAGACAGGCGGCAGCACGCAGCGCAAGAGCGCGGAGAGACAGAACGATGAAACCAGAAAAGACAGACAGAACGGAGTTCGTAAAGGATGCCATGATCGGTATGACGGACGCTGAGGTTCAGCAGGTAGCTAAC